ATGGTGAGAAGGATGACGCTTTTTCTGGGGTTTGTGTGTATATGCGCCATGCTCCGTGCGGAACTGCCTGATGGCATCCGCCGTCTTTCACCGTTTGAGAGGGCTGTTGCCATAATCAAACGGTTTGAGGGTTGGCATTCGGCCCGCCATTATCCCTACATAGGATTCGGACACCGTTTGAGGGAAGGGGAAAAACTAACAGCGGATATTACGGAAGCGCAGGCGGACAGCCTGCTGAGGGCTGACCTTGCCGGGATGTGCGCCCTGTTCCGCCATCTGGGGAAAGACTCATTATTGCTCGGTTGCCTGGCCTACCAGGTCGGTCCGTACAGGCTGCTCGGTCATGGAAGGATGCCCAAAAGTACCCTGATAAGGAAGCTGGAATCCGGTGACAGGAACATTTACAGGGAATTCACGGCTTACCGGTGCTACAATGGCAAACCGGTGGCTTCCATTCAGCGGAGAAGGGAAATGGAGTTTGAGATGCTGTTTGTGCCCTGATAGTGCAGACAGCCGGAAAGAAGCAGGAATCCTCCGGCAAACCGGAGGATTTTCTGTAACAGAAATCTATTTTAACGTATTCGTATATCATGGATATTCTTACAGCCAAACAGATCAGGATTGAGGATTACCTGCACAGCCTGGGGCATACCCCGGTAAGGCGGCAGGGGGTGAACCTGTGGTACAGGTCACCGCTGCGGCAGGAGAAGGAGGCTTCGTTCAAGGTGAACACGGGAATCAACTGCTGGTATGATTTCGGGTTCGGCAAAGGAGGCAACCTCCTTGCGCTGGCGGCCGAACTCCACCCGTCATCAGATATCTCCGGTCTTCTGCGGCAGATAGCGGAACGGAATCCCCCCGTGCGTTCGGTATCCGTATCTGCCGGGAAACCGCCTTCGGAAGAACCCGCTTTCCGCCACCTGGCGACACTTCCGCTTACCTCACACGCCCTGCTTGCCTATTTGTCGGAACGGGGTATCGGTGCGGAAACCGCCCGGAGGGAATGCCGGGAAATCCGTTACGAGTGCCGGGGCAAACGGTATTATGCCGTCGGCTTTCCGAACATTGCCGGCGGTTTTGAGCTTCGTAGCCGCTACTTCAAAGGTTGTGTATCCCCAAAATCAGTTTCGGTAATTCCTCATGGGGAAGGAAAAAGGACAGTCTGTTGCCTGTTTGAAGGGTTTATGGACTACCTTTCCTTCCTTGTGCTGCGGGAAAAGCCGTTCTTTTGTCTGCCCGGCAGCGGACAGGCGGACTGCATTGTACTGAATTCCGTGTCCAATCTCGCCAAGGCGCTCACCCTGCTGGACGGATACGGTCATATATACTGTTTTCTGGACAATGACGCGGCGGGAAAGCGGGCGTTGGAAGAGCTTGGCCGGAAGTTCGGACCCCGTATGCATGACATGGCACCGCTCTATGAGGGGTACAAGGACCTGAACGATTGTCTGGTGAAACATCTGCAAGACCTTGTAATTACAGATAAATGAGTTAATTTTGCACGGATTGATTCTTTATGGGACTGTGTTTATGGAAAATTATATGAAGAAAGCCGCGGACGCCTTTCTTGTAGGACGTCCGTACGGTATGCGCGTGGACTTCAGGCGTAAAGGATATGTGCTGTTCAACCGCCGGATGAATGTTCTGGGCAATGAAATGCAGGGCGATATCGGTACGCTCCCGCTGGAAAGGTTTGAAGTGGAGGAGATACCGTTGAGCGGCGAGCTTGTGGAGCGGCACGGGGATTTTACGGACGTGTTCTTCTACAGTGACCGCACGAACCCGTATGCGGGCGATGTGCCGGACTTCGGGAAACTGAAGGTCTACAACCGGTATATGTACCCTCTGTCAGTGGTGCTGTGCAGGGTTTTGTAACAGACTGTGGTAATGGCACGGGGCTGCCGCCGGAAACCTCCTTATTCCGGATGCCGGAGGATGATTGCGGCATGCCCCTTTTCATGGCGTACCCTGATTGCAAGCTTGTCCAGTTCCTCCCGGACAAGGGATTCCTCGAATCCGTCGGCTATGAACCTTTCCCTGAGCAGGCCGGTGAGATTCTCCGTTCCGATACTTCCGGAGAGAAAATCCTCCACCCACTGGTGGAAGTTGCCGCCCGTACGTATCAGGTTGTAGCGTCTCAGGCAGAAGTTCTCCATGCTTTTCAAATCGAACTCCTTATAGGACAGCAGGTCACAAAGAACCGGACCGTTGGCGTCATCCTCCCTTAATTCCACCGTCAGAACACAGACGGGCCTGTCTGTTTCCTCACCGGGTCTGTAATAAAGCCGGATGTTTTCTCCCATATACAGTCCCGCGGTATATGCCATACTGTCCGGGGATTCCGTCATGACGGGAAACCTCTGCAATCCGGCTCTTCCATCCCGTTTTGACAGGACGATTACAGGTTCTCCGGAATTTTCCTCTGGTGTGGTACATGCTGACATCGTCCCGTTGGTCTTTCTCCATCCGAGAAACCGCAGACAGTTCTCTATGTCTTTCAGACGTCTTCCCTTTGCCGGACTTCCGTTGGTATACGGGCGGAGCGTGTCCACGATTTCAGGCCAGTTCTCGTTTGTCTTCATACAATTGTTGTTTACAAATTTCAATAAAAGCGGTCGTATTGTAACTGGAATATAGCGATTTTGTCGCGTCATATCAAATCAATTCCCCAAAAAGTCCCGGAAAGGACCTCTCATGGAGTCTTCCCGTGACTTTTCCGGGTTCCGGCATGCCCTATATGCCCTTGGACCTGATATGGAATCCTGCCTGTTTTTTTCCCCCTTCTTCCGTACGGAACCTTCCGGAACGGACCTGTTGTAGGGAATTTTCCCGATGGCATGTGAGGAATTCCCCGTCATATCCCATTTGGCCGAACAGTCCGTAGTATCCTGCCATGAACCTCTGTCCTGGAGAAGGTCTGTGCCTGCTGACCTCCTTGTGGGAGCGGACGATATGGCGTACAAGGCGGTAACATTTGGCCAGGTCCCTGAGTACGGTATATTCATGGTCGGTGTGCGGCTTGTAATATCCGCATGATATGTTGACACAGGAGACCTCAAGCCCCCTTCTTTTCAGGGCGTATACATCCGTGTGCATGCCGCATGTCGCCCGGTAACCGTATTTTTCCGGATTGACACGTTCCAGGAACTCTTCCGAGCACAGGTCCATGCCTGAAATCCGGGTTACGAGGTCACTGTCTCCCTTGCGGTCGCACTGGAGTACGAAACGGCAGTCGGCGAAGAAGTCCATGTCGGCTTCCCCGCTTCCGATACATCCCGTCTCTTCCTGTACGAAGAAGGCGCATTTCATGATCTTGAAATCCTCCAGACATTTCAGGCATATCCATATGCCGTTCTTGTCGTCCGCACCGATGCCCGCCGTCTTTTTCCTTTTCCGGTCGTAACCGATAACGAAGCGTCCGTCCACTATGTGTGCGGCGTATCCTTTTCCGGTCCTGCGGTGTACCTCGTCCATATGCGCCACGACACACGGATAGGTTTTCGCCCTGCCCTTTACGGCATAGAGGTTTCCTTTCCTGTCCCGGTAGTGCGGGATGCCCATTCTCTCCAGTTCCGCCTTGAGAAGACGTATCATGGGCTCCTCCCTGCCTGAGGGAGAAGCCGTATTGTAAAGTGTGATCAGCCGTTCCATATCATACTTCATAAAGTCTGTTGACTTGCAGGTACAGTCTCATGGAGGGTATCGGCCTTTTCTTCTTGAACAGCAGGGACGGATATGTCTTTCCCTGATATTCCACGGTTCCGCTTCTGAGTGCCCGTCCGAAAATTGTGTTGCTGTAGAACTTCTCCATGCATGACGGGCAGAAGTCGTTCATGTCAGACTGGTGCAGGTATCCGCATCCCGGGCATATTTTCCTGACAGGTGTTGCGCCCCCGTCCGTATCCCGGCATGTGGCGATGGTATTTCCGCTTTCCGAGTTCCTCAGTTCCATTTTCCCATTTTCCATGCAGACGCAATAGAACGTGTCCATATACGGTGCCCCTTTCTTGTGCCATTTGCAGGCGGGGACTTCCACGGCGAGGTTCAGCACATAGGATTTTCCGGCTTCCACCCCTTCATCCGGCCGGTTGTTCAGTGCCACGACATCCTTGGTATGGGAATAGTCGTTATACTGCTTGCGGAAAGTGATGCCGAGTGCGGTTGCCTGCCTGCGCATCATCTCCAGTACGAACGCATGGGAGAAATAGATGCGGTCTATCAGGGAAAAGCCGTTGAATGTATTGCCACCCGATAGGACTTGGACATTTTTCCACACCACGGCCCGTGCGAGCACATTGTTGCTCCCGTCTCTTGCGACCAGGATTTCCGCACCGGCGAAATTGGTATAGAAATCGGCGGCGTTGCGGGCCCTGTTCTCGTAACGCATGCAGGAATTGTGAAGATTTGATTCCGTGGTGTCCGCTATCGGGGTGTAGTTTTCCTCACTGTATGCCTCGAAAAAATCCTGCATGCCTCCGTGCAGCTGTACCGTTACTTTGCTGTCCACACAGATCGCGCTGCTGAAATAAGAGAGTTCCGTTTCGGGATATTCCGGCAGGTTTCTGAACAGCCCGACAAACGTGGAAGGGTCTATGTCCGTCCGGTTTTCGGGGAACCAGGGTGCCTGCGGGTTGTTCCGGTCCGGGAAATTCTTGTTGTTCAGGTTCTTGTTGCATGTGGTGAACACGATCCGGATCTTCTGGTAGGATGCACCTCCTGTCCGTTTGCGTTTGGTCGAGAAGAAGTTGTAGCCTCCGCGGATGATTTCCGATACGTCGGCGTTGCGTTTCATTTCCGTGAGGATGTCTGCTGCAATCACACTCCCGTTGGCTGCCGCATGGGTCAGGCGGGATTTCAGTTCGTTACTTGCGTTCAGTTTCATATTTTCTGTTTTTATGGATTAATAATATGCGTGTCATCGGTTGGGACTTTTTGTGCCGGGCGGTTGGGAGGCAGGCACCGTTTCCGGTTCTCCACCAGTAACTTTTTCCGCTCCAGTATCCCGTTTACAGGAAGACGGCGGCCTGTCCGGTAGTCGGCCTCGCTCATTTTCCGTATGCAGGGGATTCCGGTCCGTGTAAGGAAAGGGTTCACGTACCAGCCGTCCAGGAAGCTGTCCGGAACAAGGCTGTCGTGATGGATGACCTCGCCCACACATCCGTGCATGAGCATGTTGCATACGGTCATCAGGCAACAGGTATGGTTGAGGTCTTCCCCCACCAGATAGTTTCCGAGGTGCCGTACGTGGAATGCCAGCAGCAGTCTTCCGCTTCCGCAGGTCGGGTCGTTCATCCGCTTTCCCTGTACTTTCTCTCCGGTCCCGGTACATGCGACCATGAGGTCACAGATCGGTGCCGGTGTGAAGAACTGCCCCTGCATCCTCTGTCCCGTTCTGGAAGACAGGCTCATGTAGAGGTCTCCGAACGGGTCGTACCAGCTTTCGTCATCCTTCAGCCGGTCCTGCATGAGGCGTACCCATTCGGCGGTCATCTCCATGAACGCGATGTTCTGCCTCCGTTTGTATTTCCAGTTCTTCAGGGGCGGCGCTCCGGGTGAGAAACCGTGTATGACGAACATCAGGAAATCGTTGAACACGGTCATGGGGTCGTATCCGCATGAGACGGAAAAATCGCTTATCCGTTTTTCCAGCGGACATATTTCACGGGGTATGTCATATCCTGCCATCTGTTCTGCTTTTTATGGGTTTGACTTCTTTATGCGTACGGTCAGCCTGTGTCTTTTATGGTCTGTCTGTATTTTTGCCGGTGCCCCTCCGAGAAAGGAGAGATGTATCTCTCCCTCCGCCGCGTTCCATTCCGTTGCCGGCAGGAATATCCGTTCCATGCGGTATCCCCAAAGTACCAGCGCCCGCCTGTGCAGTCCGTCGAACAGTTTTCCTTGCAGCAGTCCGGCCAGTTCCTCCAGCTCCTTTTCGGAATAGAGGGTGATGCCTTCACACCGGTAAAAGTATTCGCCTTTCTTCTCCGGGTCGGGAATTTTTTCCACCGGGTATTTCGTCCACTCTTTCATCGTATAGTCACCGTACAGGGGATTCGGTTCGTGGAAGGTCCATGAGCGTACGACCGTATGGAAATACACCTCCCCGTTCCGGCACCTTCCGTTGCGTCCCCATGTCTGGAAACATTTTGTGGCAAGTCCGGCCGGTGTCATGCCCGCGGACGGCACCCGTGTCCACGGACCGCCTTCGGTGCTGTAGCACACCTTTCTGTTTTTCGTGTGGCAGAACGGCGCATGGGACGCAAGGCAGACCGTCGCCTGCCCTTTCCTTATCGTTTCGATATGTGCCTGCGGGAAGTAGTCCCCGTTTTGCGGAAAGTATTCGAGCAGGTCTCCTTCCTGCGGTACGGGTGGGAATCTTCCGGCCTTTTCCATTCTGCGGATGATTCCGTTGACCTTTTCCGTTTCTCTGGAGGTTATCCCGTATAGGGTATCGTAAGCGGCGTTCAGGCTTCTGAGCGTTTCTTCTGTGTAATAGTTACCGTATTCCATATTCCCTCCTGTTTTTGGTATACAATTCCACCTGTGCGGCTATCATGTCACAGAATTTTTGTCCGTTTTCTCCCTCTCCCCTGAAATAGGCGATCATATCCCAGAGGTTCCGGTTGAAATATCCGGTCCATTTTTCGTAATAGTGCTTTCCGTCAACCGGTCCGAAAGTTTTTTGGAACAGTCCGGAAGTCAGTCCCTCGTCCGGGTGGTGGTTGTATTGCCACAGGGACAGGGAGAGCATGAGCTTGTAATCCAGTGTAACCATATGCTTCATTTTTTAGTCAGACATCGGCCTACCTTGGTAGGCATTTTTATTTCTTGCTGTCCTTGCAGCCTGTTTGCCGGGGATTGCGGCAAGGCTTGGCGGGAAAAAATACCGGAGCGGAGCGAGGATGATTTTTTCCCGCCAACCAGCCCGCAGGGCCGCCTTGCGCAATCAGCCCGGCAAACGGCTATCTTTACGGCAAGAAATGAAAAAGCGGACCTCATCCGTGGAATTTCTGAGGTCTGCCTGCGGGTTGGTGTGCCGGGTGTTCCGGAAGATCCCGTTATGCATTCGTCAGTCTTTGTTTTCTCCATATTCCGGCCAGAGTTGTCTGTGTTCCCCGTATATCCTTTCATAGTCTTCCAGGCTGAAATGCGGGAAGTTGGTGGAATACATGTCATACAGGTCCTGGGGTGTCAGGGCAGGGTCGCAGGCAAGTATGTCGTGAATCTCATCCTCGTCCTCGTAGCGGGATACGTATTCCGTCGCCCGGGTATGGGGATAGACATCCGTACATCCCTCTATGACATGCTCCACGAAGGACAGGCATTTTTGCAGGTCTTTCTTGACGGTTATCTCCTCGTTCGAATGAGGGTTGTAATAGCCGCAGCTCAGGTTGACACAGCTGACACTGAGGCTGTTCTCTTTCAATGCCAGCACATCGGTCATCATTCCGTTCTGTTCGGAATATCCCCATTTTTCCGGTTCCGCCGCTTCAAGGAACTCTTCCGAGCAGAGCTCCGAACAGCCTATGTTCGTAATCAGGTCGGAATGCCCCTTCCGGTCCGGCTGGATGACAAAGCGCACATTGTCAAAAAAAGGCATGTACGCTTCCGTACTGCCCCTGCATCCTGTTTCCTCTTCCCTGAAAAATACGACTTTGAGCGCATCGTATTTTTTCAGGCATTCCAGACAGATGAATATGCCGTTCTTGTCATCCGCCCCCAGGTTTTCGAACCGCTTTTTCCCGGGTGAGAAGCCGAAAATGATGTCCCTTGTCTCGACGGCCCTGAAATCCTTTGAGCGGTTGCAGTGCGCCACCTGGTCGATATGGCTTACCAGGCAGGGATAGGTGTCACTTTCCCCCTTTACCGCATACAGGTTCCCGTAGCGGTCCTGTGTGAGGGCTACCCGGCCGGGAAGTGTCCTGATATAGGCGGAAAGAAACTTTATCATTTCCTGTTCCTTTCCGCTCGGGCTGTAGATGTTATACAGCCGCTTCAACAGTTGCGTATTCATTCTGTGTCACTTTTATAAGTTTGTAACCGTACGGAAGATTTGTGGCCGTATCTATCTCGTTGAAGACGGCATTGTCAAACTCCCAGGCTTCTTCATCTTTCAGCAGGCCGCATAGCGTGTCCACAGCGATGGTCTTCTCTTCGTACTTCTTGGTCAATGCATTCCATATATGAATCCGGGTCACATCCGTACCGTCTTCATACCATTTGTCATCGTACTCCGAATAATGCCAGTTCTTCTGTCTGAATTCATCCTCGGCTTTCTCCTGACATTGTTCACTGCAATAGTACTGTCCGGTTATGTCCGAATACCTTGTATCGTTGTCAAGGACGGACGCTCCGCATTTGTCACAGCGTGTGCAGTCGTCCTCGTGGTGGTACTCGTCCAGCAGGCCTATGTAGATGAAACCTTCCAGATTGTTTGAGTCCACATTTATTTCCCTGCCGTGCAGGTGGCAGAGCGTGGTTTCCCTGCAATAGCACCGGTGGTATTCGTCCCATTCCTGCTCCTCGTCATCGTCATCTTCATCACTGTCCCCGTAAAGGTTAAGGTCCGTTGTGTCAAGTTCGTAGGTATATTCCGCATGGGGATAATTGTATGCCTTGTCCTGGTTGTAGCAATACCATTTGAAGGAGTCCTGATAGGAAAGTGTGTCTTTCTCACCCAGAATGCAGTCTATTTCGAACTGTCTGTCGGAAAGCGAGCTTCCGTCAATGGCTACAAACGCATTCGCCTCGTTGCATGAGGCACCCACAATCTTATAGCCGTCGATATGTCCGCCTTGGATCAGTTTGTCAACAAGCAGCCGTTTGAGGACATCGTTTCCATCGGAGGAATACTGCCTTTCCAACAGTCTCCATTTTTTACCGTCCTGGTCTGTGACGTCGGTGAACAGTATGGCCCTTGCCAGTACGTATCCCTGTTTGTCCGTGATATAGGCGGCTTTGGCCTTTACCGCATCCCGGTAGAATATGTCTCTTTCCCTGTCCGTCATGCATGAGTTGAAGTTTCCCCTGCATTCATTGCTGCTGTAGATTTTCCTGAAGTTATCGTTCACATAAAGTTCGGCCACGTCGGGTGTGTGTCCGTAGGTATAGGTGCACCACCGTTGTGTGAACACGTCCCCTGAAATCCAGTTCAATACGCTTGGTGACAGGATTTTTCCTATCCTGGTTTCGAGTATGAGTTCCCTCATGAATTTTCCGGACTTCATTTTGAATACCCGGTTTCTTTCCACGTTGACATAGCGGACAGAATTCTTGTCCAGGTCATCGCATATCCCTTTGGATTCGTCCGTCCTGTACCTGGCTGACCTGTAAACCTCTCCGATGAGTTCAACCTCATTGGAAAGCCGGTCATCCTCCATACCGGATTTCCTGACCGCTTCGGCTACTTTCTTCTGCAAGTCGGCCATATCCTCTACGTACAACAGGGTATAGTCGTTCTGTTTCACGCAATAATCGAGCAGGAGCGGATTTTTCAGGTGTCCGAGCAGGATTCTGTTTTTCCTGACCGTCGTGCCGTTGTTTCTGCTTTCAAGTCCGAAACGGTGCTTGAAGTCTTCATAACCGTTCAATTTATAGTATAGCATGGCATTATGTTTTTTGATTGTTAATTTATATATCTGCCGGTTATAGCCCGAATGTGGGGATGGAACCGGCTTGAAGTCCTCCTTGCCTATGACTTCACAATAGAGTCATATAGCATGAAAATGGAGATGGTAGTCCAGATTATGAGGAACAGTCTGTGAATTTTCAAAAGATAACCGTCCAGTATGGGATACACCTCATTCCAGAAGCGGTGTTTTGGGGATGGGACGGCTATGCCTTTCCGTACCTTGTTTTTGTACATCCTGTGGAAAATATTTCCGACAATACCTGTTGTCGAGGTGATGGTCACTATGATTGCTGCCATCAGATATAAAGATTTTATGTCCATATTTTTTTTAATTTGATGTATGTACTGTTGTGGATACGATACTGTCTGTCCGGTTTATCGGGGGCAGATAGTCAATGATGGTGGAAAGATGCCCGGCAAAGACCTCTTCCGGTTGGAATCTTGCTTCTTCTCCATATTCTTTTTCGACCCCGCATAGTTTCAGCATGCCTTTTCGGATATATACCTTGTAGATTCTCACATCAGCCGGAGCCGGTATGATGCCGTTCAGGTTGACGGCGATGACAGGATGTTCCGGATTTCGTAGATCCCATTCATAAATTCCTCCGTGCAGTTCCACCGCGGCTTGCAGTTCTTTGTATTCTTCGGTTTTGATGGCCCTTATCCGGGCGAAAAAATCTGTATGTTGCATGGAATTATGTTTTATGATTTCTGGAATTTGTTAAAACAGGAAATATCTTCCTGTCGTGCAGGGATTATGACATCAGCCTGTTTGATTTTACCGGGTATGAGGTCATCCATATAGGCCCAGCGTTTGACTTTGAATGCTTTGACCGTATCGTACCATTTTTCAGGATGAAACTTTACGGTCCGGCATCTGCCGGTTGCATCTTCTGCCAGTATGTCCTTTTCCATGGCAGGAGGTTCTTTTACATCATGCCACAACAGGGATATGGCATCATTCAGACCGTCCTTGTACGCATCAATGGCGATTCCGATTGCAGTGTCATCATATTCTCTCATTTTTTCATCAATAAGATATATTGCATACTTTTGTATGCTTTCTTCGTATTTTTTTTTCATGACAGGCGTGGATTGTTGTTCTGAATATTGTCCGTTGATTCTCTCTATCAGTTCGGTATCGGTGAGGGAGTGCAGCTCTTGTCCGGAACAGAAAGGACAGATGCTTCCCAGCAGTTCGTTTGCTGTGGCATCCAGATTCCTGACGCCTTCTTCCAGCGCTTTTTCCAGTCTTTCGGTTGCTATAAGGTATTTACCGTGGTCATTCCTGATGATGCGTAATGGAAACCGCTCTTCACGGTAAACGAATTCTTTTATCGTATGCTCCTGCCCGGTAGAGTTTAGGAATATGCTTCCGAATTGTTCCGGCGAAAGCTCTTTGAGACGTTCCGGGTTGAACCTGAACATCCTGAAGCCTTGATATTCGTGTCCTGTAGGTTCGGCAATCCTGTTACGGACAAGGAAGTCATACACATGCCTGTTGCAGTCCCGGCTGTCCACATACGCATGGAATGATGGCAGGGCATTGCAGTTGACGGTGATGTCCGTATAGGTTTCCCAACATTCAGGAGATTCACCGGAAATCTTTTCCAATCCTACATATAGGTTGTCATTATCCGCATAGGTGGCAAGGACTAGTCTGACCATGATGTTTTCCACCGGTTCGGTGGCGGTTTTCCAGTACAGTTTGTTGTCTGTCTTCATGATGTCTTATATTTTTAAGTGGGGAATATGGAGGAACTTGTCTCCGTATTCCCCGGTTGGACTTATGATTTGATGTTTGCGGTTTCCCGTGTGGACTCCCTCTTTACCGTCCTCAGTCTTTTCAGAAGATATAGAAAGTATTCACGGTCATAGATGCGGAAGAGAAACTCCCCGGCCGTTTCCTTTATCCGTCCGACAAAGGTGACTGATTCCCTGTTCCGGGGGTATTGGAAGAAATGTTCATCGGAAATCAGGGTAAGTTTGTTACGGGAGACCTCTGTGAACAATTCCTCGGGTGTCTCATACTTTCCTTTTCCTTTATAAAACAGGTAATGGTTTTTACGGAGGCTTTTTAATGTACAGGCCATGTCCGTCCTTGCTTGCCTGCTGTCGGATCCGATGATGAGGTTGCAGATGAAGACCGGCTGTTTTCCTTCCAGCGAGAAGTAATAGGATGTTAATCCTGCATTGTCCGGTCTGTCTTTCAGGATTGCAGCTTTCCGGTTGACGGTTTCCATGTGCCGGGCAATCTGTCTGTCCAGTTCTGTCCGGGAAGTATACTCGGAACGCAGTCCTTTGAAATATCTGCCTTTCCTTGTAAAACAGAATGTATATACTTCTCCATAATATGGTTCTCCGACGAAAAAGGAGTCTTTCTCCAAACGTATGGGAGGCAGGACATCCATCAGGTCATGGTATTCTTCTTTTGTGATTTCACTGAACGGTGCGGACAGTGCCTGAAGGTAAAGGTGCAGCATCTTATCAATCCTTTGACGGGTGACGGATGTCAGGTACGGGTTGTTTTCCCGTACACGCATCTCTTCGAGCGTTTCTCCACCAAAATCACTTCGGAATCCGTCTGTCATGAAGGTCAGGCATGTCCCGTCGAAGTAACGTGAATCGACAATATATCTGGATTGGTCATTCATGGCTGTAAGGTTTGAAGGTTCAACACTCTTTTGGCGGCAGACAGGGCATGAGGTGTCAGCTGGCGCTGCCATGCCTTGTTTTTGGGTGACCACCGGAAACCGGAGGTTTTCAGCTCTTTCCGTTTGTCGTCTTCCGGAATCCTGTCAAAAAGTATTTGCAGCCGGTTTTTCCCGTAATTCCAGACCAGCGTTCCTCCCTCAAAGGCAAGCTCCCTGTTTTCCTGCCCTTTGACAATATTCAGTTTTTCCCTTATCTCCCGTGCCGTTTCCGGCAGGGTAAAGAATTTGTTCCGTGGAGTGATGATGGGCTTCTTCACCCTTGTGTTGTATTCGGAAATGAACTCCACGGCTTTCTGCACGATTTCCACTTCTCCGTGACCGGCATAGGTACTGACCTTGTTGAGGATGCTGCTGACGAAAAGGGCGCGGTTGTATCCTCTGCATTTGCCCGTGTCAAGTTCATGGATGGTATCCGCACTGCTTTCAATGTCCCGCTTCAGGGAAAGCCAGGCCTTTTCCTGTTTCTCTTCCTCGGGAAGCTTTTCCTCTTTTGTACGTTCCATCGTTTTCAAAATCCTGTCCCGCCATCTCCGCAGTTCCTCGTATCTGTTCTGGTAAGTCCGGTTGGCTTTCTCATGTTTGTATACGTTGAATCCGCTTCTTCCGGTAACCATCGGGCTGGCGCACCGGGCAAGGGCGGAAAGCTGTGCGGCAAATTTCTGTTTATAGGCGGTGATGTATTCCTCATGCCTTTCTGCCGGTATTCTCTTCAGGTCATCGTGAATCTCTTTCTCGTAAATCATGATGTCCGATTCTCCCCGTATGTCCGGATCGAAGGAACTCCATCTGTAGGCGTTACAGGCGGCTTCCCACAGGTCTTCCAGATAGCCGGGATATTTGAACTTCGTCACTTCCCAGTCCTTGAAGTCTGCCGGCCGCAGTTCTTTTTCATCTTCCGGCTTTCCTGAAAAATGTACGAAACTTTCCATGCCGAGGTGCTTTTTCCTGAAATGGAAAGGAACGGGCGGCTCCGTACTTTCCTTTTTGCGAATCATGGCAACCCGGTGCGCATTCTTTACTGTCAGTGGTTGGGATTCCACCAATTGCATGTCTCTTTCTGTCTGAGTCATAATCTTAATCTTTTGATTAAACATGACCGGCTCTATGAGCCGGTATTTCTATTTCTTACATGCTTTCAAATTGCCTTCTGCCTTGATTGCGCAAGGCTTGGCGGAAAAAAATACCGGAGCGAAGCGAGGATGATTTTTTTTCCAGCCAACCGCCCAAAGGGCGGTCGCCTTGCCCAATCAAAGGCGGAAGGCTACCTTTGCAAGTAAGAAGTAGAAATATCTTTTTCACAGAAAAAAAGCTATCCCGTTATAAACGGAATAGCTTTAATCAATTGGTTGTACCTGAATTACTGCGCCAGTGCATTTTTCACATTGTCCATGGCCTCTTTCAAACTGGGGTTCAGTACCCGTGCATAGTGTTGCGTCATTCTTGTTGAGGCATGTCCCAACATGACTGACACGTCTTGCAGCGGAACCTTATTTGCTAGCGTAATGGTGGTTGCGAATGTGTGCCTTGCGGTATAAGTAATATTTAGAAATGCAATAAAAAACAGAATGGTGCGAATTAAACGTAAATCGTTTATAATTAAGCATTTTACAAGAATTGCATGATAGTCAGACCTGCAAAATAAAACAAAATATTGCAGCGTTTCAGTTACCAGACTGTTAGCCGCCTGTTTCGGAAACAACGGCAGGTAACCGGATTTTTACCGGTAGAGGCAGAACGGATTTTTATTCACTGTTTATCAATGTTTTGCATACCAAAGAACGCTTTTGAAAGGAGTATTTTTACAACCTAAAAAAGAGCGTATGAAAGTGGAAAAATTCAAGGTATTGCTCTACCTGAAAAAGAGCGAGCCGGGCAAGACCGGCAAGGCCCCGATCATGGGACGGATCACCCTCAACCGCACGATGGCGCAGTTCAGCTGCAAGCTCTCCTGCACCCCCGGGCTGTGGAACGCGCGTGAGAGCCGGCTGAACGGCAAGAGCCGGGAAGCGGTGGAGACCAATGAAAAAATAGAAAGACTGCTGCTTGCCATACACTCGGCCTTCAATTCCCTCATGGAAAGAAAAAGGGATTTCGATGCCGCTGCGGTCAGGGACATGTTCCAGGGCAATGCGGGCATGCAGATGACCCTGCTCAAACTTCTCGACCGGCATAACGGGGAAATGAAGGCCCGTGTTGGTGTGGACCGTGCGCCCACCACACTCTCGACCTACCTCTTCACCTACCGCACGCTTTCCGAATTCATCAAGGCGAAATTCAAGGTTCCGGACCTTGCCTTCGGGCAGCTCAACGAGCAGTTCATCCGCGACTACCAGGATTTCATCCTTCTGGAAAAGGGATATGCCGTGGACACGCTTCGCGGCTACCTGGCCATCCTGAAAAAGATCTGCCGCATCGCCTACAAGGAGGGCCACTCGGAGAAATACCATTTCTGCCACTTCAAGCTGCCCAAGCAGAAGGAAAGTACGCCGAGGGCATTGAGCCGTGAGAATTTCGAGAAACTGCGTGATCTGGAGATACCGGAAAAACGCAGGTCACATATTATCACCAAAGACCTCTTCCTCTTCGCCTGTTACACCGGCACCGCCTACGCGGATGCGGTAAGCATCACCCGGGAGAACCTTTTCACTGACGACGGGGGCAGCCTCTGGCTGAAGTACCGTAGAAAGAAAACCGACTACCTCGGACGTGTCAAGCTGCTTCCGGAAGCCGTCGCGCTGATTGAGAAATACCGGGACGATACCCGCGAGACTCTTTTCCCACCACAGGACTACCATACCCTCAGAGGAAATATGAAAGCCCTGCGTCTGATGGCGGGACTCAGCCAGGACCTTGTCTACCACATGGGGAGGCACTCTTTCGCCTCGCTGGTCACGCTCGAGGAGGGAGTACCGATCGAGACCATCAGCAAAATGCTGGGACATAGCAATGTCCGGACCACACAAATTTACGCCCGTGTCAGCCCGAAGCGGCTGTTCGAGGACATGGACAGGTTCATCGAGGCAACCCGTGATTTGAAACTCATTCTTTAACCCTAAAAAATATCATTACCATGCGCAGTACATTCAAGCTCTTATTCTACATCAACCGTAACAAAGTGAAATCGGACGGCACGACCGCCGTCCTCTGCCGGATCAGCATTGACGGCAAGAAGTCAGCCGTTGCCACCGGCATCTATTGCAGGCCGGAGGACTGGGACAGCAAGAAGTGTGAGATCAGAACAGTCAGGGAAAACAACCGCCTCGCCGGTTTCCGTGACCAGCTGGAAAAGGCATACGATAATCTGCTGAAGCATCAGGGAGTGGTCACGGCCGAACTGCTCAAGGCCACCGTGTCAGGTGCCAATTCCGTGCCGGAATACCTCCTGCAGGCCGGAGAGGTGGAACGCGAACGTTTGAGAATCCGCTCGGCAGAAATCAACTCCACCTCGACCTACCGCCAGTCGAAGACCACGCAGCTCAATCTCAGACAGTTCATCGAATCCCGCGGAATGAAGGACATCGCCTTTTCGGACATCACCGAGGAGTTCGCCGAATCGTTCAAGGTCTTTCTTAAGAAGGAGCTGGGCTACAGGAACAGCCACGTGAACCACTGTCTGTGCTGGCTCAACCGGCTCATCTACATCGCCGTGGACCGGGAGATATTGAGAGCCAACCCGATAGAGGATGTGGCATATGAAAAGAAAGAACCGTTAAAGCTAAGGCACATCAGCCGGGGTGAGTTGAAGCGGATGATGGAAACCCCGCTGCCCGACCCGATGATGGAGCTTGCACGCAGGACGTTCATCTTCTCCTCGCTGACCGGTCTGGCCTATGCGGACACGAGAGCACTCCATCCCCGGCACATCGGAAAGACCTCGGAAGGAAGAAAATATATCCGCGTCTGCCGGGCCAAGACGGACGTGGAGGCGTTCATCCCGCTGCATCCCATAGCCGAACAGATACTGGAACTTTACAACACCACGGATGACGACAGACCGGTATTCCCGCTGCCGGTCCGCGACGTCCTCTGGTACGAGGTACATGGAATGGGCGTGGCATTGGGCATGAAGGAGAACCTGTCCTACCACATGGCCCGCCATTCGTTCGGAACCCTGATGCTGTCCTCCGGCATCCCGATAGAGAGCATCGCCAAGATGATGGGCCATACGAACATCAACAGTACGCAGGTCTATGCACAGGTTACCGACCGGAAGATATCCGGTGACATGGACCAGCTGATGAAAAGAAGACAGAAAGGGGATACGGTCCTTCTGACGGAAATGTCCGAATAATGAAATGCCGGCCGGAACCATTAAACATTGGTTCCGGCCGGCATTCTTAAATATTGAACGCCCCCGATTATATCAGGGCCTCATGATAATTATCCTCCAGGAGTTTCTCAATGTCGGATACCTTATACAAAATTTTTCCGCCCAGCCGGATATAAGAAATACGCCCCTGGTCCCTATAATCCTGCAGGCATCTGCGGCTGATTCTTAGCAGGTCCGACAACTCCTTGTCAGAGAGAAAACGCTCGCCGTTAAACAGGGGGCGGTTATCCTCCGCAAGCCTTTCCAGCTTCGTCTGGATGTTATCCAGCAGGCCAAAGAACCGGCGGACACTGCCCGTCTCTTTGCTAATAATCCCTTCCATGCTACTTCCGATTAATTATTCATTCTTTCTTTTTTCTCTCACCGCCTTTTCCTTGCGTTTCATGGCGACATAGGCCATCAGCTTTTCTACGTCCTCCGGCCTGTAATAGATTTTCCGCTGGATTTGGGTGAATGCCAGCCGTCCGGTATCCCGGAGAGTCTGCAGGGTACGTGGAGAGATGTCAAGACGCAGGCAGACATCCTGGTTGTCCATTCACTCTTCCGGTTTCTTTTCCCTGTTCTTTTCATACAAGCGGTCCGCCTGTGCGGACAGGCTCTCAGTCCGAGCCAGCATCTCCTCAAAGATTCCGGCTTCAATGTAATATACTTCCATTTTTCTTGTTTTTATTTAAAATTGCTTCCTGTCAGGAACTCAAATTATTGAAATACAGTTCAAAATACTTTCCAAAGGCACTTCCGGCTGGGTGTCGTGGTTTCCGACTCCCCCTCCGGAGCCGTTTTAAGGAGGATTTCCCGTCATATTACGGCTGGAACAGTTTGTAATCCCGTCCTGTGATCTTCCTTATCACGTCGGCGTTTTCCTTAATATGTTCAACCGGTATGCGGCTTATAACACCGGAAACAGTGAAATCCTTACGTCTGGCCGCCCAGACAATGTCTGAGATACATTCGTACACCTGTGCGTCAATATGCAGGGGCTTGCGCCGGTTGGATGAAAAGTTGTTCAGGAGGGCTTCAATATATTTTTTACCTCTTCCTCCGTTATCGTCTTTTTACTCTCCGGCCGGGATGAAGATTCCTTGTGGGGTACCACCTCTTCCAGATCCCCGGAAATGCAGCTCAAATATGAGCCTTTGGCGGCAACTATATCCAGTATCTCCTTCTCGTTGATATGATACGGATTTGGTTTTTTCCTTTCAATGCTGTCCATAACTATGATTTATACATTAATTCCATGTGACAATTGGGCGTTTTGTAAGGCGGACGTTCCCGATGACGGATTATCGTCCTACGCCGCAAAGAAAAAAAGAATAAACGTGGGAAAGGGTACCTTGTCAGCTATAGTCATATATAGACATGAATAGTCAATACCGGCAAAAGACATGACAAACGGCTGTCCGGCGGGAGGTCTGGATTCTCCCCGACGTTGCCGGGATTGTGATATATCAGGTCATGGAGATATTGGCAGACTGCATTATCGGGATAATGACATACCAAGTTACGGATATTGTGATAGATTATGTCGTTGGAGTGTGGAAGTTGCCATAGGGAGGCTCTTTCAGCAAACGGAAGTACGGAAGGTACAGATATTATTGCAGCCATCATCAACAAAGACCGGAACATCACATTGGGAGAACGGTGCTTATCTGCGATATGATTATCATTTCCTCCAGTCATTTTGTATTGAAAGACCGGGAAAAAGTGGTGACGGGTTTGTAACTCTTTATATTTGTAGCTTTGCTATCGACCAGGGCAATGAATAGTACCCGACAATCCAGTTCTTTATCATATCCAATAAATGAAGAAATAGGGCGGCATATCAACGAATACCCACACCGGGGAGTGACGATTATCAATACAACCGGCTTTTATACAGGACGAGAAGTAAAGATGATGTTTATATTAGCCGGGAAGAGGGAAGCGCCGGTCAGCTTCCGGCTGATAAAAAATATAGACACGGAGGCTTTTGTTTCACAAAGTGCCGTTATAGGAGTTTATGGAGAAGGATTCGATCATATCAAAGTAGAATAAGAAAGAAATAAAAAATGATAATGATCATCATGAAAAGCGGCATCTGCCGTGCTTTTGTTCCCGACACAGGATGCGGTGTGACGCAATGGTTCGCATTCGGCGGTGAAATGGCCGCAAGCATGTCATGCTACTATGGACAGACCGCATCAACGATAGAGATAGAAGCGGAAACGGACTGTGAGATGTTTATCGTGGACAAACCGACTTTGGAAAACCTATGTTCCACACAAATAATCCTAAGAAACAATTTGTAAAATTCGAAACAGAAAAGTATGAAGACAATCATTGCAGAGAAATTATCATAACTTGTGATAATTTTTCGGCCAAAATACTACCCGCAGGGCTGGAGATTTTTTCCGAAAACAGGAGGCTTGACCTTGCTTTCCCGTCCAATCCCGGAGTTACCTTTGCGCCCAGAACGAAAATGACTGCCTGATGCGGCCCACTGAAAGGCGCGAAAATGGAGGTAAACGGAAGTGGAGGCAGATTAGACAGGAAAACTTCAAAGGAGAAATCCGTGAAAAGAAGAAACCTAAAAGGAAAAGGAACATTGCCGGAAACATGAAACCGGCAAACCACCTGCAAGGAAGTATGGTTTATCTGTCTGTCCAAACTCGTTTGGTCGGGCGGATAAATCATTCTTCCCAGTTTGCCTGCCGTGGGGACGGCTTGTGCCATTCATGGGCAAGCGGTCATATACAGCTTTCCGCTTACGGCTCAAAGGAACCGCAAAAAGAAAAATCCATAGAAAACCCGTAAAAGCACCTCTATGGCATAAGCATAAAAGAAATGGGTCTTGCATCATCAGTCTAAACCATTGGTTAGGCGTGATGCAAAGCCCTTTTCTCCGCTTATGCGGCAGTCGGTACACGTTCGTACAAACCTGTTTGGGCGATGGTGTGCCGACGGATAAAACCGCTTTTACGGAATGTTTTTATGTTTATATTAGAAATATTTCTTATTATAAAAACGCGCTAATCATTTTGTCATTCGGGTTGTTTTTATTAAATTTGCAGATTATAGCAATAGTTATGCAAATGAAGCGGATAAATCGACTGAAAATAGTGCTTGCGGAACAAGGTAAAACAGGGAAATGGTTGGCGCATGCATTAGGTAAAAATGAATCGACAGTCTCTCGTTGGTGTACAAACGAAGTTCAACCTTCGGTAGAAACACTACTGACGATTGCCGAAACGTTAAAGATTGATATTAAAGAATTACTTTGTTCTACGCAAATGTGTAATCAAGATGATGGCATCCAAATATAAAGCAATCGATTTTTTCTGCGGAGGTGGTGGAATGACTTGCGGTTTAAGACAGGCAGGGATTAACGTTATAGCAGGTGTGGACTTTGATCAAGATGCCAAAGAAACGTATGAATACAATAATTCCGGAAGTGTTTTCATTCAAACTAATATAAAGAATTTACGGAGCAATTATTTTGAGCGAAAATTTGGGATACGGAAAAATGATGACTTTTTGATTTTGGTAGGATGCAGTCCCTGCCAATTTTACAGTATAATTAATACGGATAAGAATAAAGCCTTAAAATCTAAGGATTTATTAAAAAACTTTGCTCGGTTCATCGAATATTATAGACCGGGATATGTATTAGTGGAAAATGTTCCGGGCATAATCACAAATAAAGATAGCATCTTACCTTATTTTCTACGAAAATTGGAAGATCTCGGATATAAAAATCCTGTTTATAAGGTTGTAGATATGAGCTATTACGGCGTACCTCAAAGTCGTCGAAGATTTTCTCTTATCGCAACACGATTGGAAAATGTCAATATACATTTACCTAAGGCGGACGATAAAGAGACCGTATTAGCCGATTATTTAGGTGAAAGGAACGGTTTTCCCAAAGTTAGCGCAGGCCATAAAGACAGTAGTGTGTTTAACCATACGGTTGCCGGATTAAGTGATGTATGTCTTAAACGATTGGCAAAGACCAAACACGACGGCGGGAACAGACTTGATTGGGCAAATGATCCGGAATTGCAATTACCTTGCTTTGTAGGAAAAGACGATTGTTTTAAAGATACATTCGGGCGTATGTGGTGGCATCGACCGGCTTCGACTATTACAACTAAATTTTATAGTATCTCAAACGGACGTTTCGGACATCCGGAAGAAGATCGGGCTCTTTCTTTACGGGAAGGTGCTACATTGCAAACATTCCCGAAAACCTATGTGTTTAAAACAAATAGTATTGCCGCAACGGCAAAATTAATCGGCAATGCAGTTCCGTGTGAATATGCTCGGCGATTAGGTGAAACGATAAAAGCACTGGAAAACAATGGCACAATTTAAAACTCGGGCAAGAGCTCTCGACTTATTGGGACGGCAACAAATTGCCGGTATCCCTACAGCTATTAACGAGCTTATAAAAAATGCACATGATGCGTATGCGGATAAATTCGATATCGATTTTCTCCGATGTAATAATCTGCTGGTATTACGTGATGACGGGCTCGGTATGACAAAAGAGGAATTTGAAACTCGTTGGCTTACGCTCGGGACCGAAAGTAAATTGGCAAATAAAAAAAGCAGTTTACCGCCTATTGACATATCAAAGCCAAGACGTCCTATCATGGGAGAAAAAGGCATAGGAAGATTGGCTATTGCATCAATAGGAAGTCAGGTTTTAATCGTATCGAAAGCAAAATTAAGATCTAAAGAATATGATATTGTTGTGGCTTTCATTAATTGGGAGATATTCGAGTTGCCGGGGATTAACTTGGAGGATATTGTTATTCCGGTAAGAGAATACTCTCATATGCCGAATGCAGCCGATATTGACAGTATTAAAAATGAAGTAATACAATCCCTTGATAAATTAAATCAAAAAGAACTTATTGACGACAAGGATTTTGAAAAAATAAAAAGTTCTATCACGTCTTTTAAAGTTGACCCACACCAACTTTCTTTACAACTACAACAAGGATTTGAATTAACCAATGGCTGTGGTGGAACTCAATTTTTCATCTCCCCAGTTTACGATACGATTATTTCCGATATAGAGGGAGACGGCAATTCGGACGAAGCTACAAAAATCGAGAAAATGTTGATGGGATTTCACAATACAATGACCCCCGATCATCCTACTCCCGTCGTTGACATTTCATTTAGAGACTATAGGGCGAATGACGGTAGTTTTGTCAGCATCATAGATAAAGAACACTTTTTTACCACGGAAGAATTTGAATTGGCGGATCACCATTTTCAAGGGCAATTTGATGAGTTCGGACAATTCAAGGGATTAGTAAAAATATATGGAGAAAAAACATTTGATCACATTGTAAATTGGCGGGATAACTATTATAGAGAAACCGAATGTGGTCCGTTTAAAATTAACTTGGCGTATTTACAAGGAGAATTGAAAAGTTCTCGTGTAGATGTCGAAAATTATGCCAGGATTAAAGCCAAAGGAGATAAATTCGGAGGTTTATACATATATAGAGATAATATTCGAGTTCTACCGTATGGTGACTCCGATTATGATTTTCTGGATATTGAAAAAAATCGTTCGAAACGAGCATCAACATATTTCTTTTCTTATCGACGAATGTTCGGTGCTATTGAAATAGCGGACCGAGAACACAGCGGTTTGGTAGAGAAAGCCGGACGCGAAGGTTTTATTGAAAATAAAGCATATCGCCAACTTCAAGCGATTTTAAAAAATTTCTTTGTACAACTTGCCGCTGATTTTTTCAGCGAAAAAAACAAAACGGCACAATCGGAATTCTTCAATCAGAAGAAAGACGAGTTCAATGCGTACCATAACGCACTTGAACGTCGGGATAAATTGGCCAAATCGAAAAAGGAGAGATTTGCTCGTGAGCTCGATATCTTTTTTGCCGGTTTAACGGAACATAAATTCGAAAACGAACTGGAAGAATTACTTACGAATTTTAGGAACGATTTACATTCGGTTTTATACATTAACGATGCGGATGAAGCAAGCCAGAAGATAATAGATCTGGAATTTGCCATGAGACAAAAAGTTTCCGATTACAGAAAAAGAATATCGGTGACAAGTCCTAAAGGATTTGCAATGTCAAAATCAATGAGAACGGATTTTGACACGTACCTTAATGAGTTTAAAATTCTGGAACAAACGGTATTTAAAAATATCAATGAAAATATCGATCAGCTAATCGATGATTATACGGCACAGTTGAATCTGGAAATAAGTAAGCGAAAGCGGTTGGAGCAAGCGGTGGAACTGATTTCAGCCGAAGCTCTGTCACTTAATAAGAAGAAGAAAAGCGAAACCAATGATGTTGTTTCCGATGTTTCTCGCAAAATTAAGGATCTTACGAATGAACTGATAATCGATTTGGATAATCAAATACGAAGCGTAAAGAATCAATTCAAATTATTGGCAACCGATAAAGCCGATAACTTTGATTTGGTAACGGAACGCAAGAGAATGGAAGCAGAAATAGAATCCATAAGCAGTCGAAATACGGATGTTATGGAACGCATAATTCGACAATTTGAAAGTTTCTATGTCGAAAAAAACGAAGACGGTCAAATAATTACAAATGACCAAATAGCGGAAGCCGCTTCGGAAGAGTTAGAGGAATTGCGGGAACGATTGCAATCGGACGTTGAATTAAGCCAATTAGGATTGGCTGTCGGAATATTGCACCATGAATTCAACGGTACGGTTAATTCGATTCGACATAGTCTGAAAGATTTAAAAGCATGGTCGGATGTAGATATCAAATTGGAAGGAATATATAAAAACATCAAGGTAAATTTCGAACATTTGGACGGCTATTTAAATTTGTTTACCCCGTTAAATCGACGATTGAATCGACGTCGGGAAGACATATCTTTATTGGATATTAAAACATTTTTAATAGATTTGTTCAAATCCCGTCTTGAACGACACAATATAGCTTTTAAACATACTAACGGGTTTGCAGGTCGAAAAATACACGGATTTCGTTCTACATTCTATCCTGTATTTGTGAATATCATTGATAATGCCATTTATTGGTTAAAACAAAGTGATGTTCCTGAAAAAGTTATTCGGTTGCATGCGGATGATACGGGAATATACATTTCCAATAACGGTATTGAAATAAAACCCCAAGATAAGGAACGAATCTTTGAATTAAGATTTTCCAGAAAGCCCAATGGAAGAGGATTGGGGTTGAGTATCAGTAAAGAGGTTTTGAATGCAGAGAACTATGATATATTTGTGGCACAACCTAAGGAAGGCTCTACAGTTACTTTTAAAATTCAAAAAATGCAATAAAAATATGGCAGACAGATTTATTGAGCAATCGAAAGAAATTGCAAACAACTTTATACAAAATATTGTTTTTATTGATGACAAAGCATATAAGAATGATATGACTAACAATGCATTTAGCGCATTAGATGTATCGAATGTATTTGCACAATCTGGAAAAATCTGTGCTGTATATGCACCCAAATCCATTTCTGATGTTAATAGTTACAATACTATACTAAATAAAGCAGATGTTGTCATTTTAGATTGGTATTTAGATATAGAAAAGGAGGAGAACCAAGTTGAAGATCCCGATGCAGATGCAGATAATGACGATCCGCGCGGAGAGTTTACATTAAAATTGATATCTGATTTATTATCACAAACTGGGATGTTGAAACTGTTAATTGTGTATACTGGAGAAACGGATTTATTTGAAATTACGAACAGTATATATCAGAAAGTGGATCAGCATTCTTTTCATAAAGGAGATTGCGTTATTCAATCTTTAAATTCTAAGATATTAGTTAGAGCTAAAAAACAAAATTCGGAAACTCAATTTGCACATAATCCGGAATTGAAAGATAAAATAGTATCGTATGAAAGCCTTCCGACTTTGATTGTTGAAGAATTTGCAGACATGACCAACGGTTTGTTATCGAATTTTGCTTTATCTTCAATATCGGCAATAAGGAATAATACATCCAGAATGTTAAGCGTCTTTTCTCCCAAATTAGATCCGGCATATCTCGGGCACAAAATATTATTGGAAAACACATTCGAATCCAAGCAACTATTAATAAAATTATTTGGCGAAGCTATTTCGGAATTATTGGAGACAACAGATATTGATACAAAGGATTGGGTTGATAACTGGATTGAAAACCGTATTACAGACGAAACGATAAGTATAAATGGAGTGTCTATTGGCAAATCGAAAGACCTTTTAAAAAAAATGTTTAGTTCCGAGCAACCTCGACTTAAAGATAAATATACAGAAGCTTCAGGAAAAGATATGTCAAATAAAGACGAGGGGAAATTACAATCGCATACCATAGAGTTATTTGCATATGATGGTATCGATGTGAATAAATCGAATGTAGATTTTGCCATTTTGACGCATCATAAAAATATATTTCAACCTGCTATTGGGGCTCCGATATTAACACTTGGAACAGTTATAAAATCTGTAGACAAGTATTATGTTTGTATTCAACAAAGATGCGATTCGGTGAGAATTAAGGAGGAAAGACGATTCTTATTTTTACCTTTAGAAGAAAAAGGCGAATATCCGTTAATTGTGAATAATGAATTGAAATTATTTCCAAATAAATCTTCATTTGCAATAAAAACAGTGAAATTCAAGCCAAAAGAAGGTGCTACAATTATTCAAGCATCAAAAAAGGAGGACAAATATGTATTCTATTCTTCCTATGGAGAAACTTATGAGTGGGTGGTAGACTTAAAAGAAATGCAAGCACAACGTATTTTAAACAGTTACTGTGCACAACTGTCTCGCGTAGGATTGAATGAATCCGAATGGTTAAGACTTATCGCAAAGCAATAATATAGGCTATGTCAGATATTTTTTCTCAAACTAAAAGATCGGATATAATGTCAAAAATATCAAGTAAAGACACTAAACCGGAAATTTTAGTTCGTAAGTTCTTATTTTCAAAAGGATTCAGATATCGTATTAATGTCAAAACATTGCCGGGTAAACCTGATATAGTTTTGCCTAAATATAAAACAATAATATTTGTGAACGGATGTTTTTGGCATGGGCATAATTGCAAAAAGGGAAAATTACCATCCTCAAATACAGATTTCTGGAAGGAAAAAATATCAAACAACAAATCGCGAGATGCCAAAAATTCCGATTTACTTGTAAAACTCGGCTGGAAAGTTATAATTATATGGCAATGTGAAATTAGTAAGATTGATAATAGGACAAAAATACTTAATAAGCTACTGGAGGATATTAAACAATAATAATCACGAGATATTAAATCTAAAATATAAATGCATTAATCGGGAAAATATAGAAAAACTTATTCTATAATTCCGATTTTTGTCTTATCGTTGCGTTTGAAGAGTTCTTTGAAGGTTACGCAACGTACAGAAAAATAATGCAGCAGATAACTAACTTAATCGTAACCTATTACTATTATGAGTAATAAACTTATGCTCATTTCCAACAAATTACACTCTTTTCGTAACTTCTTACCACGGCTTTTTCATTTAAGAAATATTGTTCATCGCTTGTAATTGTAGTAAAAATGCTTATATTCGTGCACAGCGATGCGGAAGCACCGCCTTAGGTGTTTCTTCTTATCGTTCATTTTTATTTTTTTTATAGGCGGAATTCAATAGAATATGATGTTGATATTGTCTTCCGCCTTTGTTTTTGCAATAGCAAAAATACGATTTATTTCGTTGATATACAACTTTTTATACGCAATATTACTAAAAAAGAAACACCTTGACTGTCTTCGTGGCAGCATCATGACTCATTTGAGAAAATTTGTATCCTCAGTCCCTGAATACCGCAGAACAAGCAGAGGAAACTTCAAACACAAACTTGAAGATATACTCATGCTCGTAATATTGGGCAGACTCAGCAAGTGTATTACCAGAGCTGAAATGCTTCAATTTGGCAAACGTCACTTGAAACGCCTGCAGTCGAAAGGGTTATTTCCGTATGGGTTACCCTCAGAAGCTACGCTCTGCCGTGTGTTTCAAAGCATCGACGATGAAAAGATGGCTGATCGAATGTCTGCTTTTGCAGAGGTTTTCCGCAAGGAAATATCCGCTTCGGCAACTGACATCATTTGTATTGTTGGCAAGGCCATGCGAGGTACCTTGTACGACAACGGACGCAACCCTAATATCGTCTCTGCATATTCACTCCGTTCCAGCTTTACTTTGGCTACTGATGTTTGCAAAGAGAAAAGTAATGAAATCAAATCCGTGCCCCGACTATTGGATAAACTAGATGTGTCAGGATGTGTCGTCACAGCAGATGCCATGTCATGCCAAAAGGGGATAATAGACAAGATTAGAGGTAAAGGAGGCGACTTCGTGATCGAACTCAAGGCGAATCAAAGATCTTTGCGCTATGGGCTTGAAGACTCTATAAAAGCCACCACCCCAACTGATATCTACAAGGAAGGTCCATACTTGGAACACGGCAGGATTGAGTCAAGGGTATGCCGTATATTCCGTGGGGAAGAACTGATTGCCGACAGGGAGAAATGGAATGGAAATTTGACAGTTATAGAAATACTCACATCTACGGAGAAAAAGTCTGATGGCAGAAGTACGTCTGAACAGCGACTGTATATTTCAAGCCTGGATAGCAGTGCAGAGCGGCTTAGTCAGATAACCAAACAGCATTGGGCTATTGAAAGCATGCACTGGGATCTTGACCGCAACCTCCGCCAGGACAGCATAAAGCGTAAGGCTGAACGAGCGGCTAGGAACCTGGATACAATTCAAAGGATGGTGTTGGCACTGATTGCCGTTTGGAAGAACAGAAGGAAAAAAATATCAGATAAGCAAAAGGGAACGGCGCAGATAATAAGGGAGCTGGCGGTAAGCTTCACTAACGTGTTGCATTTTCTGGCTCAAAAATGAGAAAAATTCAGATTTGATATATTCGTAACGCATTGATTACCAATAATGGTATTTCCGCCCATGCCGCATTGGCATGGGTATGGGAATGGTACGCCCAATTCAAAGCTTAAATGAAAAAGCCGTGACTTCTTACGACTACAGACAAAAATACAAATAAAAATACAACGGCTTGTCAAATTGGATAAAAAACGTCTATATCGCAAATCTTAATTCCCTGTATCGCAAAGACAACATTAACTTATTCTTCTGATTATCAATCATAATAATATTCAAAATAGATACTCTACATTTTTCTTTTTGGGGATCTTCTTCAAATTTGGCGGTATCCCCCTCCTGATCCGCTTCTCTTTTGGGGATATAATGATACTAGATAACAGGCGGAACACCTTTAAATCCCCTGTCATGTATTATATTATCATGGATAGCCAGTTTTTGTTATCGCGGAGGGGCGGTGAAAAGAAAAAATGATTGCGGAAGGAGGCCGTGAAACCAGTCTCCGGAAAACAGGATACGACGGAGATCAGATACTGTGAAAAAAGAAAAAAATCCCCACCGGAGATGAATGAACCGGCAGGGAACGTAACAATAAAGGAACGGGCTCTCTCAACCCTTGATGTAACCGTACTTTTTCAGGTCGTCCATGAAATGCTCCGGCGTGTCGGTCCTCACCGTCACCCCGTGCAGTTCATGGTAACGGTTGGAGAAATTCACCATGTACTCCTTATCGGTGCACCCGCTGTCAAACCAGCTGCCCTCACGCAGGAGACGTACAAACTCGGAAGGGTCGGAGGCGGTAATCCTGCCGCCATCCGCCAAAATATACATATGCCTGTTCATGCCGATAATTTTTTAGTTCTCAGTTTATAATATAGTTTCTGTTCACCATCCAGGAAGGGGATGTCCTGGAGCGCGGTGGCCGCAGGCACCTGCCCCTTTGTGGCAAAGGTAACCAATTTGTGGAGAAACAGCACCCAGTTACGCATTTTTGTGAAGTTGGTCGTTCCCGAATGCTGGCGGAACTCGACCGTCTTGTGCCGTGAGTAGGCCTCGAGATTCACCTTATGGTAACGGTTGCCGATCCTGCTTTTCAGATCGTCCACCGTCCGGGCGGAACGTATCATCCCGTCAGAGACATGGCCCAGTCCACGGCAATAGTAGTTATCCCTGCGGGATGCCGGCATGAACTTGTCGATGACCGGTTCCAGATGTTTGTAACTCAGGGCCAGGTTACGCCAGGTCTCCATGCTGAAACCGGCGGCATCGATATGCACGTGAAGCCCGCAGCTCCCGTTCACTTTCATGTCACACAGGTCGAGCACCCAGCAGACCTTCTCCAGCTCCCGCAACCCTGCTTCGCCGACAAGGATCGGACTGACCAGCTCGAAGGTGTCGTTTCCGTTTATACTGCTGTCCGTCACGAGTTTCCAATGCGGACGGGTGGTATGGTTGTAACTTTCCACCGTAACCTCGATATCGGCCTCCCTGAGCTCGCGTGCGAGCCGTTCACGGGAGCAGTTGTAAGCCTCGATCTCGATACCGAACTTGCGGTTGAAAGTGTAATCCGGTGCGGCTGCCAACGGTTGAACGTTCGGACCGCCCTCACGTTCCCTCATCCGGCGCAGGGCATTCACTACAAAGCCGTAGTTTCCGTTGGTCACCATTCTCGCGATTTCCGCACGGGGAACACCCAGAAGATACAGTTGCCGGATCTTGCTCGTCTTTGTCGTTTCTTGTACTAAAATGTTTCTGATTTGCTCGTTCATTACTTGTTTCCTCCTTTATTTTTCGCTTTACTAAAGTAATGCTTTTACAGGAGAAGTCGTAATTATAAGAACCTTATTATCATGCCATTAGCTTACTTTATCTTAGGCTAAAACTCCTTATTTAAGGTGTCTATACCCTGACATCCGCTACCGGTCGGTATCGGATTCCTCCAGGCCGATGGTACGGCATATCTCCTCCACCAGTTCAGGAAGGCCGGAGCTTTTCTCCTGACGGGGATCGGGTGGAAACAGCGTGGAGCGGAAGACACCCTTGCAGACAGGGGCCGCCTCCCTGTTGTAGCGGAGGGTGTTCGGAATGTGTGAGGACAGCAGCCGCAGCCCCATCTTGTCGATGACCCGGTTCCAGGCGTCATACAAATCCTTCCGCCCCCGCCTGTCCACCATGTTCCAGAACAGCCAGGTCCCTTTCAGGTTGCAGTTCTTCCTGGAGACCAACTCCTCTTCCAGAGCCTTGGTAAACTGCAGGGAACTCTGCATGACGATGTTGTCCGCCTTGATCGGGATGAAAATGTAGTCCATCGCAGCAACAGTATAGACCACCCCCTCGCTGCGGAGCGTTCCGGGAAGGTCGAAAAGCACGATATCGAAAGTTTCCCCCTTTTCGTCCATATAACGACGCAGGTCCTCCACCGCCTTTTCCGGATCGCTTTTGATGACCGGATAGGCAAGCTTCCGGATTCTCTCGTGCTGCCGGTAAAGGCTCACCTTCAGGTCGTCATTTTTCATGACACTCTCCATGTCCCTCTCACGCATCAGGGCGATGCTGTGCTGCGGGTAGTCACAGTCCACAACCGCCACACGCAGGCCTTTGCGGTAATGCAGCACACTGGCCAGCAGTACCGTAAAGACGGATTTTCCCACGCCACCCTTCTGGCTGGCGACGGCAACCAACAACTCTTTTTCTTTTTTCATCATACTTCTTGCATTAAATGTTAAACACTATTATGACCGGCCGGGCAGGGACTCTTCCAGAATCATCTCCACCGTTTCCCTGTATTCTTCCAGATGCCGCGAGACAAGGTGGTTGATGAACCCCTCCAGCGTGACCTTCCCATTTCTCGAGGCTCCCGCCAGGATGGACAGTTTCCGGTGCAGGGCGGCAGGAATATGCAGTGACCGGCGCTGCACGCCCGCAATGCCACGCAGGTATTCCTCCCCATAGACGGACGGCTGCATGGGGCCGCTTTTCCTTGCGGGACGCATTATGTCGTTACCGGACATTCCACGTCCCTTCCGGGGACAGGCAGGTGCTTCCCCCATGATCTCACGGATGCGGTCCGCGTCCATCCCGCCGGGACCAATCCGGTCTTTTACGTTCTTTCCTGTCATGATATATCTTCTTGGACAATGACAACATTTTATCGGCGGGCCGTTCCTCCACGCTGTCCGTCCTCATCCCAGGGACGGTAGACCTCACCGAGCAGGGCGGCGATATCCTCCCTGTGCTCCTCCATATGGAGCTCCAGCAGCCGGATGATAAACCCGGAGATGCTGCCGCAACCGGCGGCCCTGACCAGCATGGCGATCCGGCGGTGCAGCCTCCCGTCAATATACGCGGTCTTCCACTCCACAGACTTGGGAGCGGGAACAAGAAACCTCCTCTTGTATTCTTCCGGGGCTGTCACTTTCCCTGCACGGACCTGCCTTTCATGCCCCGGCATACCCACCGCCGGTTCCGGGGATGGGGAAACGGGAGCTGACAGAAGGTTTCCCGTGAGTCCGACCCTCTCGAGAACGATATCGGAAAGCCGGTTCTTTTCCTTTTCTGAATCCATTGTCTTAAAATCTTAATTTATTAAATTACACAACTGGCATTGTTTCGGAATACAAAATAAAGAAAGAAGAGGACAGGACGGAACCACCTGTCGCTTATAGTCATCCAAAGTCGTTTATTGTCATGATACACATGATGGTGGGGACGAACATATGGTTCCATCCGGATGCTTCTTCCCATGCGGGAGTGACGTCAGAATCCTGCTGTCCGTAGCGGCGTGGAAAAGTGGCGGGATTCCGTTCCTTGTCCACCGCCCCTTTCAAATCCTTATGGGCAGGTGTGGGAGCATGCAT